GGGGTCCATAGAAGGTGCAATCAAATCCATTCTCATTTAGCAAATTAGTTAGACCGATGTGATGTACGGTGCTGCCGCCAGGATTCGACCAACCACTTACTATCTTAACCTTGGACATTGATACTCATAACCTCTCTATAAAGATCAAGACGATACTTGACTACCTTATTAAGATCAAAGTTCTCTTCTGTTTGTGCGTGTAGATTCTCGCCCATGCGCTTTACAAGGCCAGGATCTTTAGCACACTTACTCAGAATACGAACCCATTCAGATCTCCCCTTCTCTGGGTCGATCAGGAATCCAGTTTCTCCATCAATAATCCATTCATCATAGGCTCCACAATCAGTAGCTACTAGTGGAACTTTGTATCTACCACATTCAGCTACTTTGATCTCACTCTTGGAGTCGTTGAACTCATTTATTTCAAGAGGAGCCAGAGCCACATCCATGTCAGAGTAGAACACCCCATAACGGTCAGCAGGCAGAGCATAATGAATATTCCAGTTCCTAGCTCCTTTGAATCCCGAAAGTATAATGCCTCTATACTTGCGCCACACATCCACCTGCCAATCGTCTTTAGGCGTCTGTGGAGGCGGGTGCCCATAGAAATCCCATCTACAGTTTTCTCTTCCAACTCTTTGATTTACTAGGTGAGGGACACCAGAGAAATATCTAACATCCTGTTCGTGGTGAATACCTCCTGCCCATCCAAATCGAGTGTAGTTCTTCTTGGGGGCTGGGCGCTTAGGCATATTCCAGCATGGGAGATTATAATCAATAGCGTTCTTTACAATAGCAAGAGCGCCTTTACCGATATAAGGTTTTACTCTCTCAGCAAACTTACGCTGAGTTACAGTAACTAGATCTGAGTTATTATAAATGAACTTAGTAATCTCCTCAAGACCTTTCTCCTTATATACATGATACAGTCTGTGACCTTCATAAATATTAGTTAGAAGATCATCGGTATCATAGTGGACGAACTTACCAAACTCCTTAGCCTTACCGACAATGCGAGCAGTATAGTTTCCTCCAAAGTTAGATAGGTTTTGAGTGAAGACGATATCCGCCCACTTCATATCAGCAAAGTCCCAATTAGGAATCCACTGACCCGTCTTCTCATCCATACCAAGAGGGTTTTTATTGAAGCGGATATCTACTTCATCAGGGTATAGCTGTTGTAGTTTTTTATAAGGATCAATAATCCGATAGAAGCTACACCCGCCCTCGTTAGCAGGAACACATAGTATTTTTAGTTTATCGCCCATAGTAAATAAGAAGAGAGACACCTTTTGGGTGTCTCTCTATTATAGTCATCTATTTATTATTACCGATTGCTAGTTGGTCTTTCTTCTGTGATCATTCCAGGAGTAGTTGTAGCTGGTCCGTGCTCAAAAGCCTCTTCTGATTCAGGAGACGAGTGAACAAAACCAAGCGCGGCAGCAACACTTCTAACTGACTCACCTAGATCAATGTTCTTATCGGTGGGGACAGCAGCCTTGATAGCTTTTGCGTAGTGTTTGCGTTTACGCTTGCTCAGGAAGAGAGCTAGACCTTCCCAGGCTGCGAGCCCTGGTAGGAAAGCAGATCCAACACCGAACGCTGCCTGGATCAGACCTTCGAGTCCTTGCTCCGTGACTACACCATCAGCAGGAACATAAGTAGCTTCCTCTTTTAGTGATTCACGATCAGTAACAACTACCTCTTGTCCTTCTGGTAGAGCAGAGCGAACCTCTTCTGGAAGATCTTCGGTTGGGATTATAGCGTACTCCTCTCCTTCACGAACTTGCTCAGAAGTGGTAACTACGGTGCCTTCTCCAAAGACATCTCCAAGAGTGCTACAAGCACCTACTAGAAATAGAAAGGGAAACAGAAAATATAGTGCGAATTTATTCATATCAGCTTTTTAGTTTACTTAGATAGTCGGAATCATCGTCATCCGAATCTTTGTCGTCCTGAACAACTGGAATACCAGTAAGATTGTTCACCGCCTGCTTTACATCCTCATACTCTTCGAGCTTGACGAGATCGTGGATTTCGTGAAGAGACTCCATGTACTCGGCAACCTCTTTGTTAGATCCAAGAGGGGAACTCTTAGGACGAGGAGCAGACTGATCATACTTGGGCCATTGACCGTCCATTTCTTTTACGATCTTGAAGTCGTGGCCTGTTTCAGGATTAGTAATGTCACCAAAGTCCTCATCGAGGATCGCAGCGACAATCTTCTTGAACAGGATGATTCCAACAGATAGAATCTTCACATCACCAGTATCCCGATCAAGAATGTTCATATAGTAACGAGCGCGGGGCTTAATCTGGCGAGCAAGGTCTTCGTCTGCCTTACTACCAGTCTTCCAAAGCGCATAATAAAGATCACAAAGAGGGCAAGGCTCTCCGTGGACCTTACGGCAGTGATAGTTTTTTACATTACCATCAGGACCAGGAACACGGTGAATCTTGGTTTCAGCATAGAATTCACGATCCTCCTCTTTCCAGGGAAGAATACGAACCGCGCTGGATCCCTCCTTGATTTGGTAGAACTTCTCTAGGAAGTCCGCGTTGTTGTTAGCGTTACCGCCAGGGTTGTTTAGTTGTTCGTGCTTTTTGCGTAGAGCGTCTAGATCAATAGCCATTAGTAGTTCTCCTTAGTTATTTGTAAAGTTTGATTTCTTCTCGTTTGTTAGCGGACACTTGTTGTAGCATGTCCTTTTTCTGCTCAAGCGCCTTGACTAGACCCTTGAGTAGTTCGTATTTGAAAGTAGCTTCGTTTACTTCTTTCTGGGCTACTACAAAGGAATCATCAGCTAGTACAAGATCATCAAGATCCTTAGCGGTGAGCTTTGTAGTAGAAGACATTTTATACCCTGACCTGAGTTTGGCAGAAAGCCTAGTCAGATCAGCATCAAGATCGTTGACCATCTTCTTGGCCGCGATCATAAGTCCGTGGTAATAAGAATACAGGGATGCTTGTCTTTGCATCTCATCATCAATATTAGAACCATCGAACTTTACCAAGGCGTCTGAGATATCCTTGTAGTTATCCCAGGTAAAATCATCAAGAAGTGTAGGGTCCAGCATAGTGTGGTATTATAGATCAGCGTGGCTGGTTTCTGGCGTTTTCAGCGTAAAAATCTTTGTCTTGTAGTCTTTTAGAGGATTCTGCTCCTGGTTTTTGAGCAGGTTTTTGTGTTTTTTTTGGAAATAAGATATCAAATTGCTTTTTTGATACCACAGCCAGTAAGTTATTGTAGTCAACTCTCAAATAATCTCCAGCAGCACCTCTAAACATAGTGTTCTTGGGATCGGATTCATCATTACTAACCACACCAAATTTACTATTTATTTTATAGTATTTTTCTAATCCAGTATCTTGAACTAAAGAGCTAGACAATACGTTAGCAAAAAACCAAGAACCATTCAAAAATACAGAAAATCTTCTAGGAATTTTCATTACCTTCCTCACATATTAGCTCGAACACTTTACTGTTCAATCTCATGAGGAGCATTAGTCCACGGGAAACTTGAACTGTAATGTGCTCATTTAGATGAGCAGGAACCATTCCAGCATCTTCATCACCACCAAGACCTCCAAGTTCTAGTATTACATGAGTCATTTCGTGTAATAATATCTCCTTGGCTAGATCATGCTCCATATTCTTATGTAGGGTGATTGTGCCTTTTTCAAAATCAGTTAGCCCCCAACAAGCAGATCCTTGGTGAGATATGGCATTTGAGAAAATAAGTTTGTATTTCTTATATCCAGCGTCAATCTCAGTAATGCCTTCTTCCTGGAGTCGATCAATTATAGTTTTGGATTTCTTCATTTTCTTCCATGCGTAGGGTTGAATAATCAACCGTCATGGGCACTACAAATCGAGGTTTTCCGTTTCTAGATTTGATAACGAAAGCCCTCATAGTGCCTTGATCAAACTCCTCCTCAGTTTGATTTAGCGAAATAGCAAAATCACAGGTTCTGATCTTACCGTAGGAATCTCCTAGTTCTGCGTCAGTAATTACCTTGACGGTGCGACCCATTCTATTTGTTTGGGTAGCAGTCCATACTAGGAAACCAAACTCAACGCCAAGACCACGAAGCTCTTCTGCGATTCTTTGCTGTGCTAGGTATTCTTGCTGGATTTCTCTTGTTGGCCTCATTAGCTCAAGATAATCTACAACAAGAACATCAGGCTCAAAGTCGTGGTAGTTCTTTAGCTGAACTAGAAGACTACGAATAGCGTTGATAGACGCTTGACCTGTGGGGAACTCCTTGATTACCAGATCACTATTTGGGAACTCCTGCTTGAACATATCAAGACGCTCTTTTACAGAGGTATGGTTGGCTGGATCCTTGAGCTTGAACTGAGGAATCAGGGTCATGATAGAATCAAATCGTTGAGCAATCTTGTCCTCACTCATCTCCAACGAGATATATAGAACCTTCTTGCCCTCGATCATACACTTCACACCCTGATTGACTAGATACAAGGATTTACCAACCCCAGGAGGCGCTACAACCATCGCAAGCTCTTTTGGCCCTAGTCCGCCTTCAAGAGACTTGTCAAGCGACGGAAGAACCGTCTTGTATTTCGTCGTAGCGTCTTTATTGAAAGTTCTATTCCAGCGATTAAGAACATCACCGAAATAGTCTTGTCCCGTATTAACATCTCGATTGATTAGAAGAGCTTTCTTTACAAGGTCTTCAACCTCTTCAACTCGATCATCCTTGATTAGCGAAATACTTTGAGCGATGGCTGATTTCATCGCCTCTTTTTTGGCGAATCGCTCAATGAT